TCGGCATATTACTCTCCGTCTAATAGTTTCATACCCAATGCAATAATACCACCAGTACAGCCTGTTACCACCGCAATATATTGCTCACCGTCCCTGCACAGGGCCACAGTAGAAACTATTCCCAGTACTATTATCGCTAATAGTATCTGTGGTTTTATTCTTTTAAGGAAATCTCCCAATTCACTCCTCCGTTCTGGCGGTATCCAACTCGGTCTAACCATAATTATCTCTGTTCCAGGGGACTATGCGGAGGGGAATATGAAAAACCCCCGCATAGCCCGACTATTCTTCTGTTGTTTCTTCTACAGTTTCCTCAACAACGGCCTCAACCTTCCCCATTCTAGCACTCCACCCTCTCTCTTTAGCGATTTCAATCCACGCCCTCGCCTCTTTCTCTGTAGAAAATTCCCTGGCACTCTTCTTTCCACCTTCTGTTGTATAGGTAACTCTTGGCATTTTAATCTCCTCTTATATATTAATTAATATATATATATTATATATATAATTAGGAGAGTCTTTAAAAGACTCTCCTTTATATTAAGTAAGTACTCTCTTTAATTAAATTAAATTGGCACGGGTATCCCCATCAATATAACGAAACACTCAAGCCATACCCCCCTTCTTATCATTCAAGATACTATTAACTTGATCAAGAGCAGATAACTCCTCACTACTATCATCATCAGGAACAGGTTCAGGAGCATCTTTAGCAATAGACCTCAATTCCTTAAGAACATCCTTAGCAGTATCATCACTCATAACTACACTTGGCCTATACTTCTGAGGCAAATTAGCATTAAGTAATGTGATCAGCAGTACAGGATTAGCTTTCGCATCCTGCATCTTAACTCTATCTAAAGCTAACTGCTCTAAGTTCTCACAGAAGATAACATCAGCATCCTCAAGTCTCTCAGTAAACCCAAACTCATTAGAAGATTGCCACTTCATAACAGTCCTATAACTAACTCCAGCAAACGAAGCTGATAGGGTTTTACTCCTAGTCTCAGCGTAGCTGTTTAGGAATTTAGTCTGTCTTCTCCATTGTCTTTTCTTACTAGGACTTAGAGTTTTATATGTATCACTAGTCGTAGAATCTATCCTAGTAGTTATCATTACTTAATTCCTTTACCTAACTAACTTAGTACTTATTTAGTAGTTATAGGCAGTTGCCGTCAATTTGTCAAATTTTAGGCTCGGCCCCTTTAGGGGCCGTTTGATTGATTAGAACAAATATCCTAAATCCCTAACTCCCAAAGAATGTGTAAACATTCTTTGGGTTTAAAGTCAAATCGAACAACTGTTCGCCCCAAATCCCCCTTAAAGAAAGAACATTCATATCCCCCTCTTCTTTCCCCTCCCCTCCCTTACATTTCCCTTCCCCTCAAAATCTTACCACCCCAACCCCTCAGTCAAGAGTCGCTTCGCTTCTTCTCTTGACTTTCGGGGTTTAAGGGGTGGTGTAAGATAGGGCGTCTCGAAATTGTCGAGGCAAAACCAGCCAAGCCGAAGGAGGCAAACAATGGCAACGAAGAAAAAACTAACAGCTAAACAGTTCTTAGACTGGTGGTTTAATCCAGAAAATGGAAAAGTTGGTATAAGTTATACCGATAAGAGAACTGGTCAAGTAAGAGTTACTAAGGGCTTTCATGCTGTGACTAGTGGATTTAATGACGTAGTACAAGAGTACTACGGCAGAACTGGAAAAGAGTTTATAGACTCTGCAGTTAAGAGAAAACTAGTAAGTATTAAACCGTTAGGAAGAGGTAAATCTGGTAAAGGTATACCAGGAGTAATGGTATACCCTTACTCAGAATTCTCAGCTACTGGTAATAAAGCTAGTAGTCTAATGGCTGAAATGGGACTCAAGTAGTCCTGAGTCCTGAGTAAGACTTTAAACTGCTCACTAGTAATAAACCAAAGGGTCAAGAGGTATAAACAAATGGCAAATAAGAATACAGCTAAAATACAAATCCCTACTTGGATAGAGCAAAAAGATAACTGCTCTAACTGCTATAGCTTAACTAACCTAACTGTCGAAACTAGAAAGGGCAGATACCACCTATGCTCTAACCAATGCCAAGAGAACTTCCTGCTAAAGTCTGGACTCAAGGGCTACAACCAAGTAAGACACCATGACAATAGAGTTAAGCCTAGACTGCAAACAGTAGGCAAACTTCAAGACCTAACAGCTAAGGAACTAGCAAACTTATACAGGTTTAAGAACCAACTAACTAAATCAGCTATGAACAGGCAGAAAAAGGGAGATACGCTAGATAAAATACTGCAAATGATAGACAACCGACAAATGAAAAAGAGAGGCAAGGTACAGAGCAAGATGCCATTCACCTTGCCTAATCCAGAAATAAACTAACTAAGTGTCCTAAGCATGACGTTAAACTGCTTAAGGAAAATTTATGGCAATGAATATGATTGGAAACGAGATAAACCTAGATACAGAGGGCATAAAGAGAACCATACTAGATAACAAGGAACGTCTAGAAGATAGGGCTGGTGAGCTAACAGAATACGCTAACCGTATAAGGCAAACTACTGATGACATAGAGGTAGCGACTCATAAGTACCAAACCCTGCTTGATTCTATCGAATCATTGGGCAAACAGATAGAGAGCATAGACAGCATGGCAGATGATGCATGGTCTAGGGCTGAAGCCTACAGTATAGATGACTAACTCTTGCTTACTATAGTTAAGTTTATACTCAAAAGTATACAGACCAGGCTAGAGAAAGAGAGGAAATGGTATGAGCAACGACAAAATAATACAAATAAAATCAACAGTAAAGTGTCTTAACTGTCATGGACACGGTAAGCATAACAGTAGACCTGTCTCTGCTAATGCGAATGGCTGAGATGACTTATGCCACTACTAATAAGATTGAATACATCAAGCAGATTAGGAAGGAATGGTCACTACCATTAGAACCAGCTAAGGAATTAGCAGAAGCTGCACTACTTCTAATTGCTACAGCAAAGAACACGCTGTATGCATATGTCCCAGATAGCTAGTGTGATAAATACCAGAACTACTCAAGAGAATGTCAAGAGAATCTTGACATTCCAGAGTAGTCATGGTATGGTAACGACAGTCATCGACACAAAAACAAAGGAGATTAAGTTGGCATTAAGCAGACAAGACTACAACGCAATAGCAAACATAGCTAAAGAAGTTTATCTAAAAGAACCTAATAAATTCAATAAAGTTAGTGAGACTTATCAAGCAGACTATCGAGAAGGAGTAAGTGAATTAGTATTTAAATTAGCAGACTATTTTAAATTAACAAACGACAGATTTGATACAGATAGATTTATGAAAG